ATCATCAAACTTAGTAGTGATTCCAAGTTCATACACATTGAAATTAGGCCTCAGTTCATAATTTCCAATCCCGCATAACTGATCCATTCTGTTCACTAGTACACGCCAGGTATAAGGGATTTGGTCGTTCCAATAAGTTAAAACCCTGAAAATTCTGATTTCCAGTGTATCATTTTCATACCTGTGCAGTCCCAGCATTTCCTCAAATTTGCTTATTCCATCTTCATCGCAATACTGTATAAACTGATTATTAAACACCTTTCTAAGCAGCTCCCACAATAACCTCAACTCAGGTTCTTCTGATGCCATTATGCTCCTTATTTCCCTGTACTCCTGCATAAACTGAGGGAGGTACGACAGCAGGTTGACGTTAATATTTTCTAGAATCGTCATACTGTAATACCTCCCCATACAGGAATCTGATACTCGGTCAATTGTAAGTTGTTAGGACTCCCGTTAATTGTTGTGTTCTGAATGTCCAAAATCCCATTTATGTCTAGTATTTTTGCTTCTATACGTGACACCCTTACAACCAAATTATTACTCACTTTTTCATTTTTCAATGCCCATGTTTTTCTCAGTTCAAGCAAGTAGTTCTTTACCACTTCCTCGACCTTCAGTTTTACAAGTGGCCATGAAAAATTAGGCTCGAAAGTGATGTTTGTGCGTATGTTAATTGCAACATTGCTTGTACCCTGTACTGTAACAATATGGCCTATTGGGGCAACCCCGAGACCTCTTGCATCTTTTGTCGGATCCATTGTATCCTGTACTTTTTTAATCAGAGTAGGGCTTGCCTGGTTTAAATCACTGTCAAGTATGGTTAATAAAACTGTTCCGCCACCATTCCAAACCGGTGTCACCTTGACAGCTCCCACACCTTCAATTTCATGCACTTTAAGTTTATAATCAGAAATGTTTCCTCCATAAGCTTTCATGTTAAAACTGTCAAAGTACCGTTGCCGTAACTTTTCTGTCTCCTCTTCATCCTGTCCGGGAATTAAAAGTTCCGTTATTTCAGCCCTACCTAACCCGTTTATATAATCAATCGGGATTATATTTCCTGTTTTTCTTCCTCCGTCCCTTCCGGGAGTTTCACATTCAACCTGATACTCATACAGATTTGTACCAGTATTATGCTGTAAAAATTTTGTGACCGTGTAGTTCAGCTCGTCCAAATTAAATCTGCTACCCAGTGGTATTTCTATGTCAAAAATACCTTTCAGAATTGCCTTGCTTGCCCTGTAAGGTATTATCCCTCTTTCACTTGCCCTTCTTATCAGATTCGGCCTGCTAGCCGTGTCCCCAAATGTTTCTTTTATAAAATCCTGTAGAACAAAATATAGGCTTTCCAGTTCCATTGCTGCAGGAGCTAATGCATCCCATATGACTGAACCTTCACGCTTATCAAGATTATTTGGAACTCTTACCAGCATCCGCTCCATTATCTGTTCGTATGTCATTACCTCAAACATGCATCTACCTCCTTTCCTAGATTATCGCTACTGACAGCCCGTCATTAATCTGAATTTCTCCAAATACTGTTTCTGCAATGAACTTCTTAATCAGAATTGTTCCTCTCTCGCTTTCAGTATCAAATTCAAATCCATTGACTGCTGTTATCCTGTTATCCTGTAACAGTGCCTCTGATATTCGACGCTCCAGTTCCACGACACAATATTCAACAGGCATTCCAAACAGGTCTTCCAACTCAATTCCATAGTTCCAGGAATATATAATATATTTATAACGTTCCGTTCTTATAATTTTATAAATAGCCTGTTCCATAGCCTTCAGACTATCAACGAATCCGAGAATGTAATTACCTTCATACAGTTCCATCCTGTGTGTTTTTGTTGGTAATTCTTTTACTGTTATGTCTGCACTTGTTTTAATTTTTGGTATCATAACCACTCACCTTCAGTCTGTGGATTATCAATTCTGTCAAGAACAATAAATTTCTGACCTCCCTGTTGTCTTATCAAAAGCACACCTTCTCCGACTTTCAACCCGTTATGAATTGTTATTTTTTTACGCCCTTTGTACTCATGCTTATGTTTTTTTATGTCGGTCATCGCACCTTCAATAAGTTCAAACTCCTCTGTTTCATGACTTACAGTTATGTCAACGTCATAATCCTTCACAAGATGCGTAAGTATCAGCTCGTCTTCTTCTAATACAGGAACATTTATATTAAGCAGGATTGTCAGGGGGGATACAGTTTTGACTTTCCCTGCGTAAATCTCGCACGGCTTGTTGTATTCAACAGCATTATTTATCATCAGTTTCAGAGCTTGTTCTAACTTCGCCACTGTGTCCTTCCTCCTCTCCTATTTTTCCTTCCAGGTCAAGATCCATAAAATACTCTTTAAAACCAAATTTATGCGTAACTTTGTCTACCAGCATATAATTCGCCAGTTTGAACTCAGCAACATCCATAAATACAATAAAAGAAGAGCCCCCACGGATTCTGGTATCCCCGAATATTCCCTTCAGTTTGAATGACTTTGTTCTCTGATTGTAATATTTTAGCATTTTCTCCGCACGTTCTTTTCTTTCTGCTTCAGTTGCTGTATTTTTATTAATTTTCTCAAAATACTGTAAAAGTCCCCATTTTGTTATATTAGCACTGTCAAACACCTGATATTTTTCAAGTTTTTTTTCTTCATCGTTCACATAGTCAAGTACCACCTGATTGTATGTCTCCTTGTCTATACTTACCTCAAAGTCAAAATCTTTCCCGGATGTGTTGTCAAAAATCAGATCCTCCAATTTAAGTTTTTCCGTTTCCTTTAAAGTCAACTTCCCATAGTCATCATAAATTACATATCTTTTTCCTGTAAGCCTCAAAGTCTCACTTAAAGCCCCCTGTACCATGTCAATCAGGGATGTTCCATCTTCACGCCTTTTTTCAAATACATGACCCGTATCCTCAATCTCTCCGCATGTAAGTTTAAAATCCTCTGCTATAAGCTTGACAATATCACTTGCCTTTTTACTTTTAAAGATGTAATACGCTTTACTTTTCAGATATCTGAGCTGGTCATACGCAGTTATACTTACTATGTTAGACTTTGTCATTTTTCTGACAAAAACATAACCCAGGAACATGTTCTGTCCTCGATATTTGAGACTTACCTGATCACCTTCCTGAACCCTTTCATCGAATATCATTTTGAAGGTCATTTTCCCAGGTGTTGCCTTTCTTTCCCACGACACTTCAATACTGTCTGTCACAAGAGGCGATATTACAGTCTCGGTACTTTGACTTGCAATAATAAGTTCTATGTCCTTTTCCATTTCATATTTTTCTTCAGCCGGCTTTGACATGAATGATTTTATTTTATTACTTAATTTTTCAAACATTTCTACCACAACCTCAGTTTATCTGACAACGCATTTGTGACCGCGGAAATCCCATTCACTTCCATAACCGTTTCAAGCTGATCCAGTCCTCCTGTTTCACGCCTCACTATCTGCCACAGCTTTTCTCCATATTTTGTACTGCATATTTTCTTTTCAACTTTATCTGTCCATCTCTGATTTTCTGCACTTACAGTACCATCAGCATTTTTCTTGTATACTTTTGGACGTGGATCTATAAACTCCTTAAAAGTCACATCGATATATACATCCATTCCCTCTTCAGCATTTTCCTCAATTTTTATATCTTCCAGCGATACTTTCAGATTAGTGTTGAAATATGCCCGTCCTGAATTCGGATAGTTCCTTATTATTATCAGCTGGAATGGTTTTGCCCTTTTTTTTAGATTTTTAAGTTTATCCAGGAAGTAACTTGGTTTCTGATAAAATCCAAGATATCTGGCAAAAGGATATCGTTGGGAAGGAATCATGAACTTAAAATTTATCTCTTTTAACCCTTCCTGTTTCAGCAGATTAAATTCTGCATCATTTATAAGCTTTATTACCTCATTCATGTTCTTGTGTGATACATCGACGGATGCCGGGGATACCGGCAACAAAATTTTATCAACGTAGAAAATATACCCATGTGTCCTCATTAATCGTCATGCACCCCCTCTGCCGCAGTATGCACATGTTCGGCTATCCTTTCTCCAAGCCTGTCCATAAAATCTTCTGCATCTACCTGCTCCGAAATATCGTTATAGTTTGTCATATCTATTTTCACCTCTGCGGTTGTAAATTTGTTTACATACTCTTTTTCAGCAATATCCCTCAGATACTTCATGTCTTCATCCATATCATCCATCTTGTCTGCCATTTTTTTAGTATTGTCTGCAGTTTTTTTGTTATTCGGATCTTTTCCGCCTCCACCATCTTTTTTATCTTTTCCAGTTCCGTCATTTCCGACCGGTTTATCTTTTCCCGTTAACTTATCTTTGTAATTGTTGAATGTATCGGTTATGCCTTGAATTCCTTTCCTTGTGTCACTTTTACCATCATCAAACGCTTTTCCTAAATCTTTGAATTTTCCATTTGCAAGTTTTGAAGCTCCGTCTATTGTTATATCCATTGCCCCGGACGGGTCGATAAATCCCGCATATCCAAATTTTGGTGCTTGTTTCTTTTTAAAATCCGTACTATCAAATTCTTTCATGGATTTTTTCTCAAGAAGACCAATGTCCTTCCATGTAGCCCTTTCACCTTTGTTAATGCTGAAGTTCACTGAACCTGCATTACCAAAATGCGTTCCTGCAACTGAATCTATTACTTTACCTATTTCAGCTAGTCCCTTAAGAAAGCCATTAATGAAGTCCTGTGCAAACTTGGCAACCGCATCTATGGCACTAAAAAACGCATCCTGAAATCCGTTTGCCGTGTCTACCGCACCTTTTCCTAGTTTATTAAAACCTTTTATAAATCCATTTGCTATTTCAATAAAAAAATTATAAATTGATGCTAGTATATTGCTTACTGTAACCTTTAACCATACCCATGCCATGATTGCGGCATTTACCAGCCAGTACCATGCCTGAATAAGCGCATTCACAAGCCATACCCCGGTATCCCATATACCTATAAAAACATTTGCTACCACCGCTCCGAGCATAATAAACACCAGTATTACAGCCGTTACTGCAATGATAAGGATATTCATGATTGTGACCCCTATATTGTAAATGACCGCTCCTAACCAGTAGAACATCCCGCCTATCGCTTCCAGTGCACTCTGAGTACCCGTAGCCCACTGGACTATTACCACCGTCAAAGCAAGAACTGCAACGATAAGCCCTATTATAATTGCCGCAATCCATGTTCCAGGAAAGAGCCATGCTGTTGCATTCGCCTTTGCCTGAGCTGCCGCATATCCTGAAACTGCAAATGTAAGTGCCACGTTTGCAATTGATAAAATTGTAGTTGCCACATTTAACGCAATTTTAGCCGCAACATTTAACCAGTCTAATGCAGTCGAAATTCCCTGCCATGTCACATATGTAATAAGTGCGGCCGTTACACCCCATATGATTGGACTTATTGCTGTCCAGTTATCGGCTATGAATTTTCCTGCGGCCGCTATTCCGTTAAAAACTCCCTCAGCCACGGTTTTAAGACCAAAAAATGCTATCTTCATACTATTTATGAATGACATGAATGCTTTTGAATTTGCAACCTGGTTTATTTTTTGAAGAATTCCATCCATTTGCCTTATTGCAAAGTTTTTAGTCTGTATCCATATATCTTGCCATGTCAGAGGTAGCGTCTTAAATTTCTCGTTTATCTCCTCCCCTGCACTGAACAATGCATTTTTAATGATATTCGCTGTTATTTGTCCTTTTGCACCTAATTCTTTTAATTGTCCTAGGGGTACATTCATGTATTTTGCTATTGCCTGTGCTACCATAGGGGCATTTTCCATTACTGAACGGAATTCGTCTCCCTGAAGTTTTCCAGCCGCCATTGCTTGTGTTAATTGGTACATTGCACTCGTTGCCTCTTGTGCTCCTGCTCCTGATACTTTGAATGCCTTGTTCATAAGATTGTTGAACTGTACAATTTCATCTGTATTATTAAATGAATCCTTAGCAAGAAGTCCAAGCTTTGCCACTTGATTCATCGAATCCATGTATGCGACCCGTGCGTCATTTGCTGACTGGTATATCTGTTTCTTTAATTGCTCAGGTGCATCTGATACAAGATTTAATCTTGCCGTTATCTGAGCATTCTGATCTGACAGTTCTATTGTCTTCTTCGTCGCCATGACAACCGCCGCAAGTCCGAATGCCGTCTTAAGTTTACCGACAATTTCTCCGACTATTCCTTTAGTTTTACTCAGATTATTGTTCAGTTGCTGGGATGTACCTACCATGTTCTGCATTTCATTTTCAGCAATCGCCAGCTGTTGCCTTGCACTGATTAGGTTCGCTGTATTTATGTTGACATTCTTACCACCAAGAGTTGAGATGGCGTTTATTGTTGATTCTATAGCTCTGTTAATTGCTGTAAAAGTCTGAGTCATTCTGTCGTTCAACACTATACTGTTCTGAATTGTCGCCATAACCTCACCTCCTAGCGTCTTCTATGGCGTGCCTTTCTTTTAGCCTGTTTTTCTTCTTCCTTTTCCTTCTTGACCTTCAAATCTATGCAGGCCATTATGAATCCCTTTTCATATATATCCATTTCGGCAAACTCCTTTGGCCTTATCTTAAGCTTATGTAAACAGTAATATGCATAGTTATATTCTGCTATGTTTGCCTCAATCAGTTTTTTGCTTCTTCCTTGATGTCATCAAGTGACAGATCCCATCCGTTTAGTTGCTGTATCGCCTGAAGCAGCACATTGTATTCCCCTGGTAAAAGCATGGCGTTTATAAGTTCTTTCGCATCCATTACCCCCCATGAATCCTGCAGTTCCTTATCATTCAGATCAGGGTACACTACTGCCCTTATAGTCATATCTGCAAGATAGCCCTGGTTATCCAGTTCAGGTACATATACCCCTTTTGCCCTTTTTACCTGCCTTGTATTCTGTTTTCTCAGTTCGTCGTCCAGCTCATTTGAGATAGGCTTTATTTCAAACTTTATAGGGTTCCCGTTTTCATCCTTGAATCTTTGTGTAACTTCCACCTCCTCATTTTTTGGCAATGTTGCATTTTGTCTTAAGAAAAATTTTAAATCCTTCATCTATTTTATCCTCCTGTTATTTTTATAATTAAAAAAGGGAGCGTTTAAACTCCCTGCTATAATTTCATTCCATCAAGATCCGTAAATTTATCGACAATCTTCCAATCTTCAAATGTAAAATCGAACTCATCTTCCAGATAATCCGCATCTGCATCAAACAGTGCAATTATTCCTCCGTCAAGATTACAGTCAATAAGCATTATTGTCTGCTTTCCGACTGATGCCGTAGGATCTTCATTGACAAGTTGCATGTCAAAATATACGTCTTTTCCTGTTCTAGTGTATTCCTGTAACAATTCCCTGAAAATAGAGGTGTTCATATGGAATGTCGCACTTCCTGTCCCTTTCCATCCTGCGGCCTTGTTACCTTTTCCAGTTTTTCCTAAAATAGGCACTTCGACCTTCGTTTTCTCCATTTCAGCCTTAACATTGATTGCCTGCATGAAACTGTATCTTCTGTTCCCAATTGTTACAAAACATTTGGCAAGGCTCCCCGATATGGCGTCCTTACCTTTCATGATAGCTGTATCTGCCATTCACTCTCACTCTCCTTTCTAGCTTACGATTACATTCATGTAAAGTTTTTCCATTGCAACGACTGGCCGTACGTTTGTCGTAACCAACACACTTTCCCTTGTTTCACCTTCAACGACTGTTATATCTGTCTCCTCATTAAAATCCCTTATTGCCCTTAAATCTTCAAGGGTTTCATGATGTTTTCCTATATCTTTTTTCAAATCATTCCTGTCATATGAGGTGTTGTTGGACGACCCGAGATATGTTCCATTAAATATTGTTGCTACATCTATCGCTATCTGATCAAGCACTCTTATAACCTGTGCAAATGAAAAATCCCTGTTCTTCCTTTTTATAAACGATACAAAAGAATTGATGTCCTTTAGCACTCTTATCTCATCTCCAGTTTTATGAAATATAAAATGTCCTGCCTTAACAGCCAGCTCCAGTTCTGTCTGAGTTTCATTTACTTCAAGCTTGAAATCTCCGTTATATTTTGTATTAGTCAAACTTCTGTTGACTGCACAATAAGCCTCAGCCCCTCCAACCCAGTAAACTGCCGAGTTTTCAGGGAAATCTGAATCCAGTGTCTTCGTTTTTACATTGATTACACCTTCATAATCAGGATCTGTTGCACGGTAAACGACACATACAAATTTTGCTCCTACCCTGTCTCTCATTCTTTTTGTGTACTGCACGTATAAATCCTTGATTGTTTTCTCGTTCGAATTGCATATCAGTACATTTATAAAATATTTATCTATCTTATCTAAAAATGCCTGATGCGACGCACCCGTTACAGTTCCGTTTGTACCTCCTGTCATTGGAGTTCCAGCTGCAACTGCAAGAGTTGCTCCACTTTTAAAATCTACAAAATCATTTGAAACAAGACCTTTTGCATCTGCTACAGTCTGAACATCCACCTTTTCCCCGTCAACAAAAGTAGTAACGTCGAAATGCGATGCGTTATCCACATTTGCCTGTATGGATATCTTGATGTCATTACCTCTTTCTCCTGTGTATTTGGCTGTTCCAAATGTATTTGACGCTTTGGCACCGCCAGTATTAAGTTTGTAAATGTATCCTGTTTGGGCATACTTGTAGAAATCTCTTAATCCTTTCAGTTTATCAGAATCATATGAGTGCCCAAAATATTTCATTGAGTTTTCAATAAAATCTCCGTTCTCAACCTTGAATATTTCTCCGTCAGCTCCCCAGTCAAGTTCCACGCCAAGTGCTGCATATCCCCTATCAGAGAATACAAGTTCAGCCCTTTCTTTGCTTATAAAGTTTATATATGTTCCCGGTAAGACTTTATTCTGTACAAGCCATGTACCTCCACCATATGCCATTATTTAACCTCCTTACCTAAAAAATCTTTTAACTTTTTGTCTACTTCGGATAGTGTATAATCCGTATTATCTTCAAGCAATACATTCAGAATGTCTGCTCTGTTTCTGTACCTGTCAGATCCTACAATCTGACTTTTTATATATTTTTCTTCCTTAGCCACAGCTTTTTCTTCTGAGTTTTCTTCTGATTTTTTATTATCCGCCATTCTTTTCCTCCTTCAGTTTTATATTCAGTTCTATATTTCCCATTTTTGTGTTATTGCTACTATCCCCTGCCTTATATATAAACATCTCATAAGTCACAAAATAATGCAGCACATTATCCTCCTCCATGGTATTCCTGTTCAGTCCTCTCATAAGAGTTCCATCTTCAAGCTTTATGTATTCAAGTACATCGTGCATCTTGTCAAGTACATCGAAAATCTCAACCTGACTATTGTTTTTTGGGAAATAAGCAATATCAAACAGATAACTTCTCAAATATCTGTTCCCGACAATCTGTTTTTCGCTGGGATTTAGCAGGTCGATAAAAAAACAGGGTTCTTTAAAGCCCTGTTCAAGTTCGTTCACATGCACATCTATGCCTTCAAAGCTTTCTGACAGACTGAGACTTATTGCATTCACAATTTCATTTAACATTGCTATCCTCCTAACTTCTTGAGCCACTCCGATATTTTTCTTTTTATAACCGCAGGAGCTTCTTTTCTCAGTTCTTCTTCGGAGATAGTTAACATAAATTTACCTTTTACCCATGATTTTTTCAATCTTTTTCCGATTGCAGGAACATATCTTCCTGGAGTCTGCCTGTGGCCATATTCAACATAGCTTGCATATTCGGTGGAATTTGAAACTTCTATCTCATAGTTACCTCCGTTTTTTCTTACATCAGATACAGTCCAGTTTCTCCTTAAAGTTCCACCTTGTCCGCCATAAGTCTTTGAGATAGTCTTTCCAGCTTTTTTATACGTCACTGTCTTAGTTTTCAAAACTCTGGCCTTTCCATTCTTATTGTATATAGTGCCACCTTTTTTTATGCCTTTTTTCTTATTGTCCCTCTTGTATGTTGCGTTCCCAAAATTAGGGGAACTTACAGGTGTCCTTTTAATTACTTTTCTGAGAAGTCTTGCGGCAAGCTCCTTTATAGTTTCAGTCATGAACTTTTCCTCTTCTGCTTTCATTTCCTGCAAAAGTTTCTGAAAATCTTTCAGTCCATCTATCTGAACTTCTATTTTACTGCTTGCCATTACGCCTTCTCCTGTTCCACATCAAGTATTATTTCCTGATGATTAGTGTAAACTGCTGATATTCCTGAATGTTTGTATTTCCTTGTAATTCCGTTTTGAGTGACCTCAACTATACTGCCCGGAGGGACATAAACTTCAGGAGCGATAAACAGTTTTACAACTTGAGATGTCTTGGCCACACTTTCAGTCTGCTCTGTCTGACTGATATTCTTAAAGCTTAGTCGACACGGTATGTTCTTATAAAGTTCCTTAACTTCGGAAACAACTGTACCATACTTATTTTTAGAATTCTTAAACCCAAATATATTACATATCCCAGTCCACATCGACTGGATGGATTCTCTTGCCTGTTTCAACTCATCTACCATACTATCCTCCTATATCTCAAGAGTTCGTCTTCTCCTCTTGTCATAAGATATGTCATATAAACTTCAAATTTATCTCCCGTTGTCTTTGTATCCTCGTAGACGACCTTTGTATCGCCTTCACTTATTTCTTTCGCCATACGGCCAAAATTCAATCCATTCAGATTAAGCTGGTTAAGTGATTTCTTAAAATATAAAAACTCGCCTGTACTTCTGTCAATCCAAATATGCTTCAAGCCTTCGGGAACCTTGTTTTGATTAGTCTTATTTTTAATATAAGACCTAACTTTCTCAATGCTCTGTTCCAACAAAAATAAGTCGGCATCTACGACGTCATAGCCTACCGACTTTAATGTTTTTATCACGTCTTCTTTGATATTTTCTATGTACTCCATACCCAGCACCTACTTCTTCGGTTTTTTAGTCTTTTCTTCCGTGTCTTCCTCCACTTCATAACCACGATCCCTGAACCATTCGATTAAGTTTTCGTTGTCGGTATTCCCAACTCCGTTAACAAAATATACCCCGGCACTTGTCCCCGTATATTCCTGATTTGGTGATTTTATTACAGCCATTCAAAGCACCTCCTACTTAACTTTAATTTTTCTGAAAATTCCCGCCGCTTTGGTAGCTTTCAAGGCGACCGCCGCAACCATTTCAACTTCTCCGGTCTTAACTGCTCCTGCCGTCTTATAATCAGGCAACCATGATTTGATTAATCCGTTTCCTGTCGGAGCGACTCCGTGGAATCCGTCCATTCCGAATCTTACAGCATACAGTGATGTTTCCCCTGTTCCTGTTTTTGTTTCAGAAACTGGGTCGTTTGTTCCCGGTTTAGCCCCAAGGTTAATTAATGGGATTCCCGCATACATTTCAACTTGCTGTCCAAAGTCGTTCATGGATGTCGTATACATCGAAGTTCTTCTCGCACAAGCCCTTATTCTCGCGATAAGCTGTAAGTTCCCTGCTATCATGGAAGGTGTTCCGTCAAGCCCCATCAGAAATTCATCCAGCATGTCAAGGAAAGCTTTGTAGTTAGTATCTATCGCGGCCGAAGTAGATAAATCTATTGCGGCTCCCGGAATAAATTCTGTCGAACTTCCTGTGATTGCTTTTTCAAGCCCGTCAAATGCCTTACTGTTCACTGCACTGTCTCCATTTATCACAGTGTTGTTAAATAAAGCAGATGCGGCTTTTATTTTCTGTGACATCTGCAACTGCACTTCTGACACTATTCCGCCCATGTCTGCGATAATTCTGTCAATCTGGAATGATCCCCCGAAGATTTTTAAGTCTACGTTATGTCTTTCCTTAGAAACTTCAGCAGGTGTGTATTCATGATTGACTTCCCTGAAGTCCGCAGTTGGTTGTGTTTTCAATCTTGTGTATCCGTAAGTCATTGTAGTTCCTCCTCCTGTCGGGGACACCACATTGTCAAACGGTATGTTGTTCATAATAAAATTACTCTTTGCAAATTCGTCAATCACTCCAATCTGCAAATCGTCCTGTACATTCTTTTTAGCTTCTGCTAATGTTATCGGCATATAAGCCACCTCCTAATTTTTTTTAATCTGATTGTGTTGTAAATCTTGCCATTATGGCATC